TCCTGCTTCTTGGCACGCTTTTAATCGCATGTTGCCCCCTAGCACAACCATTTCGCTATCTACTACAATAGGACGCAGTTCTAGCATCTGGGGGAAGTCCTTGATGCTTTGTACTAGCTTCTTGAACTTATCGTCCTTAATAAAGCGGGGGTTGGTCTTGTTTGGGATGACCTGGGAGATAGGAACGTGTTTCATCTCAAATAGTTATAGTAGCAAAGGTACTCGTTTATCACACGTGTTGTGCCTTTTTTGTACACCTCCTGGGCAAACATTCCATCTGCTTCATATAGCATTTGGAATCGGCTCTTGCCAATGGTTCCGATCTTTACCATGAAGGAGGCGGTATCAATATTCCCTACCCGTGGGGATTCCGTTTCCCGTAGGCGTGGCTCTCCATTGCGAAACACCTGCGCCCAGTTCACAAAGTCCTCGTTGCAATCCTTCACCGCCTGATACCAATCGGGGTGGATGATATTGTCATCGTCTAGGAAATACACATAGTCGTTATGGCTTGCGCTTATTTGCAGGTAGTCAATCGCTGCATTGCGCAATGGCGCACCCCACGCACCACCGAAGTTGGAACGCATTACGTTTATTCCTTTTGGGATGTTGCTCTTTCGGGTTGAGTAGTCCAGCATCACAAGCCACTTGCACTCCGCTGGGATGCTCTCACGTAGGTATTCCAGGTTCTCGGGACGGGAGCAGGGGGTGATTATGTGGATCATTTTGTACGTACAAATTTTACGCACTCATTGAATGCGTCATCGTTGATCTCCTCGCTCTGGAACTCCAAAATGAAGTTGCGCCCCTTCCTGCGGTACACCTCATAATGGTGAATCATGACCCCTGCCATGTCCACGTTTACTCTCAAGATGTAGTGGCGATTGATTACGGCCTCAAGGGTGAACCCGTGATAGGTGGTGTTGGTGGATTTCATTTAGATGCTCTTTGGTTAATTTGGTTCCGAAGTCGGCCTCATGGTGGCAGGGTCGGCACAATGCCATCAGGTTCTCAATTACATCTCGGCTCTTGCTCCCACCCATCCCCCTGGGGTTGATGTGGTGAATGTCAACGGCACGGGATCCACACACCTCACAAGGCACAAACTCCACGGGACTGATGCCCATGGCTTGAAAGTATATTTTAGTGTGTTTTTTCAAAACGCTCTCCGAGATAAATTGCCCCCGTTATTTTATCCAGCTTTATTTCGGTTGCTGCTTGCAATCCGTAGCGGTCAATGAGTTGAATCATCGCTTCTTGGTCAGCACGGACGCACGGCAACTGCTCCCATCGGCTGCTGAACCACACCTTTTTTGTCTGGGCTTTTTTGGCTTTCTTGTAGCTGATCACGGCATCCACCATCCATATTGCCTTGCTATGCTCGCACGCCATCAGTCAAAGTTCAAATTGTTATCCGTCATCAATTCACGTAGGCGATCACGGCACGCATAGTATGCTTTTATCTCCTCCTCATGCATTCCATCGTGCGAGTATTTGGTATTACTGCGAAGCCATTGATCCAATTCCCAAAGGACGGAGTGCATTCGGTGGCCTTTTGTTGCCATATCAAACTCAATCTGGTCGTCTGGCAAGTTGTATTCGAGTGTTGCTTTCATTTTAGTACTGATTTTTTTGAGACCTTCATGTTATCTAGCAAAGCAAAAGATACATTTGGCTTCCTTGCCCAGTCATCGTTGTTATCAATAGGCCTATCGGATGGTACGAGATCCTGCGATGCATAAACAATTACATTTTTTAGGCCGTGCTTTTCAATCAATTCGTCCTGCCTTCCGCCATAACTTGCCGTAAGTGTTAGGTTTTTAGGTATCTCGTTAATTCTATTCACCCAGTATTGTAGTGATTTCGTGTATGCCCACATTTCAATGTCGGGATTTTCATTTGCAATTGCGACCCACATATCAAAATATGCTTGATTAAAAAAGTCGCCAGCAGCGTGAATGCGGATTGCCTTGCAATCTTTTGGAATTTTTGGGGCGGTTCCGCTTTTTACAAGTTCAAAATTTCGCCAACGATGCTCACGAACGGCTGGGAATCTTTCAGGTGAGGCAGCGTAGCATCTGTATTGCCCTTTCTTTACATCAAATTTCCCAGTCATTCGATCAACCGTAACCTTGCACTCCAAAGCAAATGGGCACGTAGATCCAGTCGGTAGGTTCCACTCGTAAACCACTCCGCTGTAATACTTTTTATTCTTTACAAATTTTCCTTCCATTCTCGTTGGTGTTAAAGGTTTCGTTGTAGTATTGTTCTGGAACAAAATCCTCCGAAGTAAATCCAGCTTCGTAACCACTTCCGTATGCCTCAAAAATCTGCTCCTTCTCCATCTCCTTGGCTTTTTCAATTAAATGATACATACTGCTATGTACTCCAATCGTGCTTTCAAGTTTCACAAACTCGTACTCAAGCCACTCTAATGCCGTTCGTTTAGCTGTTTCTGGTTTCATTTGTCGTTCATATTTTGCGAAATCTGATACACAAAGTGTATTGTTTATCAAAGTTGACCTACAATGGTGTAATTGTCCAGCTCTGGTTCCTCCACTCCCATGAAAAACTCCTTGTACAAAGCGATTGCCTCGTCCAGTTTCTCCTTTCCTGACTGCAAAAAGTCAGGGGAGATGGTGTAGATTCCGATGTCCAACGAGCCCTTGTCAATCGCAATGAAAATAAACTTCTCAATCGGCACTCCAAAGAGGCGGGTGTAGATGTATGCCTGCATGTCGTACCCGTATTTCTTCGCACTGTACGGGAAGGCACGCAGGTCGCTAGTTGTTTTCAAGTCGGCAATGAATCCAGGTGCGTATATGTCGGCTTTTGCTCGGAAAGGCAAGCCCTCAATATACCCGATCTCTGGCACCTCAAAGCTGCACCCCTGGATGTAACCCATCACCGCCTCGTTGCGAAGCAAAGCATCTGCAATACGCTGCGCCTCCTTCAATTCCTTGGCCGTGATTATTTTACCGCCTCTTGCTTTTGCCTCCTGCCAGGTCTTTGTGTTCTTGCTCTGCACGTCAATGACCTCGTAGTCACCCATGAGTTCGGGTTGCAATACCATCACGTGCGCAAGTTTACCCACAGTAAACGCATCCGAATCTTCCTGCCCGTACTTGGTAACGTAGTGGTAGGTCTTGGGTGATTGGAGCAGCAACTTGCATGCGCTAGACGATAGGGCGGAACGGCCTAGGTTGCCATAATAAAAATCGTCATCCAGCATTTGCTCCAGGAGCGTTTCACGATCCCAGGTCGTGCCGTTCAGTAGTTTAATAACTTTCATTTTTGATTGGTTTTTAAAAATTTAGGTAATTAGAATCCTGTTCCATCGCACGTTGATACAACGGCTCCCAGTTAAACCCTGGAACCATGTCGGGTTGGTACGGGTACTGATCAACGTCACCGATGCCGTAAGCATCTACAACGTCCAACCGCCAACGCAGCATGTCATTCACGGACTTGAATCCTGCCCACGTGGCAAAGACCTCATGGTATGACCCAGCAATATCTTCGGGAGCGATGCCTTGATTCTCCGCCTCGTACATCAAATCGGTATATGTTACTTGCATAGCACCTGGGCAATATAGGATGGAACAATGAAAATCGCCATTAGGGCGGTGCTTACGATGAGGTACCACGCCAACCATACGGTGACGTCTTGGAACCAGTTGATAAATTTATTTTTCATTGCTCAACGGAATTAAGGATTTCGTCAATGTTGATCTCCTCGGTTGCGAAGTCAAACAACGCAACGTATGCAAGTTGGGTGATATTTGTGATCTGCCCGAACTCATGGTCAGCCCAATCGGTCATGCCCAACTCGGCAATGATCGCAAAGCAATCTGCGTAATAGATGCATGCGCTATCTACGTCATCGTACAAATGCTGCTGCAACTCATTGTAGTCTGCGCCATCGGTGGCCAATTCGGAAAGGGATGCTACCTGATCCTCGATCCACTTGTACTTGTTGAATTTCATTTGATTGGTTTTAAATGATGGTCAAAACTACTAACTAGATTTCACATGGCAAAATTTTATTTACATTTTTTTCTGCCATTGCGCATAACATACTGACAATCTTTGTTTTGGGTCTGAAAATTCTTTGTTCATAACCTCGTCAGCCATGCAGCGTTGCACAAATTCCTGCTGATCTTCCGTGGGTTTAGGGCTGGGGATTGGCATAAAAAAAGCATTTAGATTTAGGTACACGATAAAACTCATCCATTCCGTTGCGCTCGGTGGTTGCAATCTCTTTTATCACACGATACTCCTCCTTGTATATTTCGTGTGAGTGGGCAATGAGTATGGCCTTGGTCTCACCGCAAACGATGGCATACCAAAAATTGTCGTATTTTTTCTTTCTCCCCAGGAAGCTGACTGAATCAAACTTGAAGGAATCCGCATTCGTAAAAGGGTAGCCATGCTTGACCTCAACCTCAAAGCTGATGGTCAGGTTTGTTTCGGTATCAATGACCAACACATCGACCTGGTAGTCCTCCTCCTGCTTGTCAACTATGATGAACCTGGGTCCGAAAGAATCTAGCCATTCATAAAGAACCGATTTGCCCCACTCATCGTTTCTCTCATACGAGGCAGGAACGAATCTCCTTGCCTCAAACCTCATAGGTTGAATGCAACTCGGTCAGTTCCTTCATCCAAGATGCCCACAATTTAGGGGAGCAAGTGCAAGGCACGACCATTTTGTGACGGAAGGTACGGGCGTGAATCTTTGCAATCTCCTCCCGCTCCTGGGCGGTCAGCTTATGCTTGCCGATCACAGTACCGAGGAACTCATATTCGGCCTGCGTAAGGCATTCGGGTGACTTAAAAGGGAACAATCTATTCAGCTTCTCCTTGCGTGCATCACAACCGCAGTCAATGCCCGTGGCTTCACTAAACCAATCCACCGCTGCCTTGATTCCCGTTGCCGTGGTGATCGTTTCCACTACATCACCCACGCCTTTTGGCTTCCTTCCACGCTTGATAGGTGCCTTCGGTTCGTTCTCTGATTTCATTTTTGGTCTTTTTTAAAGTTTGTCGTATTGAATCCCTGCCGATACCCGTCCCTCTGGACAGTGCCGAGATAGTAAAGTTCGTGCTGATCTCTAATACCTGGGCATCGTACCATCGAATCGCCTTCATCTCATCGCCAATGGCAGATACAAGCTCCTCCCAAGTGCGATCCTCTTCATGGTTGTATTCGTCTGTTGATGCTGCAAGCCATTTGTCTAGCTCGTACATGTCCCCAAACGAGATCTTTTGCACCTTTTTTTTTGTGGCCGATATTTTCAAACACAGATTCACGCATGCCCGATACACGAAAAAGAAATTAACCTTGCCTTCTTGTATGAAGTGGGTCTTGCCTTCCGATTCTAGCACCAAAAGCCGCAGGAAAACTTCTTGCACTACGTCCTCTGCGAGTTCGTAGTCCACATATCCCTTGATGAAGTTTACTAACTTCCTGCGGTTCTGGCGGTAGAAGGTTTCGATCATGTGAACACGGCTTTCATTTGCTCTACTTTGTGCCGTAAAGATATGATTTCCTCCTGGAGTAGAGATATTTGCGTATTTTTTTGCGCAATTCTCTGCCTCAATTCGTTACGTTCACCGACTACGGCATCAAAATCTGGCAGTGTATTGTCAACTTCTTGGTACTTCATGCACTCCCAAGCGATTTGATAGGCACGATGGTATGCCTCTGACTTTCGGAAGTCCAAGCCCATGTAGTGCAGGATCGTAGCGTGCGTGCGTTTCATCATATCACCCAATTCAACAAGGGTGTAATGCTGACGAACGGCATGCACGTATGCGCAGCGGTTGATCACATTGGTCTGCTTTCGTGTCCCATCGTCATCATGTCCAACTAGTATGCAAAATTCACGGTATGTCATATCTCAATGCGGTTCAGTAGTTCTTGGTATTTTTTTCGCTCCTCTTGCATCTGATGGTGCAGGGCGTTGATCTCGTTGGTCATCTGGAAAAAGCGCAGCTCTATTTCATTGTGATAGTCCGCATGTTGCTTGATCAAAGTCGCTGCGTTTTCAATGGCCTGGAAGTGCGGAAGCACCTCACGATTTCCTGCCTCGTATAACTCCAAAAGAAAATGCGCTGCACGCTGCACGTCAGTCACCTTGGACTGCATGTAAAAATCAAATGGGAACGTAGCCATGATTCAGTAAGTTAGTTCCGTTGTGCAAAAATCCAACGTTTCCCTTCATTGATTCCAAAACGATTGGCTCGGAGTACGGGGTTATTCGCCCTCCCGTTTCTGTCTCCTTCACCTTGCGCACGTGTATGTGCGTGAAACGCCAATCGACTGGGTGGCCAGCATAACGATGGCACACGACTACACAGTCGGCACGGTTGCCCCACTTGCCCCCTCCTTCAATATCCGCAATTCCAACGGGCATAGGGAGGCCAGCATATTCATGTTTGTCGTGATGCACCTTGCGCATTGCTTCCGTTACGGGGTGGGTGCTTACGATGGTGGTGATTTGGTTGGAGTGGCTGAATACCCGAAACGCACTTGCTACCTCATAGTGGTATTCGTGCATTGATACCTTGCCCAATCGGGTCTGATCTGTGCGCAGGGAGTTATACGGGTCAACAAATGCACCCGTGTAGTCCCAGTCCGCCAATGCCTCTCCGTATATATCTAGCAGCTCAAATGCTGATAGGATCTTATTGGGGTTGATGAATTTGAAAAAGTCATCCAGGAAAGCCAGGTCGGAGTACATCCGCTGCGGGTCGATCATGTTGATCGGCTTCCCGTTTAAGAACTCCACCAACTTACGCTGAATTGAATGCACCTCATTCTCTGCCGTGTAGCAAAGCCACTTCTTGCCGTAGGTGATGGACTGCATGAGCATCAGGTAGAACATGGTGTGCGTCTTGCCCACGTTGGCGTGACCCGTGGTAACAATGAACTCCCCTGGCTTGAACCGAAGGAAGTCATCAATGGCATCGGTGCCGATGCGTCCCATGTCAAAGTATTTACCCATTTGCGCTCTTTCGAGATACGGAAGGGTGTCCGTAAGGGAGATAATATCTGAATGCATTTGATTGGTTTTATTTTGCAAACATATTAAAAAAAAGAAGGTGGGGTGTTACCCCCACCCTCCTACCTAGGTGCCACCAAAACCAATCAGAAAGGCACCTCGGTTACACGCTCGGCCATGTGCTGCGCATGGCTTACCTCTTTTTTCTCATTTGCCATCCAGTCATTGAAGATCTGGGCGGTAGCGAGAACTTTGTCCTGGCCGATTGGTTGGCCTTGACCAATGAATGCATTGCAGTATTCGACTGCTGCTTTCAATGCTACCTGTCGGATGATTGATGCGCTGCGGGCTGAATCATCAGCGGGCTTGCGGTATGCGCTTGCTCCTCCTCCGTTGTACGCAGGGCGATCAATTTTGATGGTTCCTTTCTCGTTGATCGTGAATGCTAGCTCATCACCTGGCTGGTGTGGCTCGCTGGAGTTCTTTGAGAAGATCGTACCGTGACGTCCGTCATCGAAGGTCATTTGGTATTTGTAGAATGTTGCACCATCGCCTGATGTCCAGGTGCCTGCGGGGGAGATTGATGTTACTTTTGCCATGACTGGTTTTTTAAAGTTATTTACAAATTTACAATTTTATTTTGACTTGGGGAAATTTTCCATTTGAGATTAGCTCCCAGTAATTGTGACCTTCTTTTGATTGTTCCCAGGTAAATGCTCCCGATACAAAAAAACGCAATGTGTATTCTCCACGGCTGCACAAAATGAATCGGGCTTGCTCGGCTCCGTGTTGCTTAATCACGTTGCGCATCCACTTGATCTGGATCTCCCTCGGTAGAGATTTAAGGCATTCGACTGCTGTTTTCATGTGATTGGTTTTAATTGGTTTTTTTTTAACTGCGCAGCTCTTGGAGCAATGCGTTTTTGATGACTTCATTCTCGGCTTCCAGAAATTCAATCTTGGATGCCATTGCCTCCACTCGGTGCTGAAGGAACTCGATCAGCTCTTTTGCTGCATCGGGGGACAGATTCATTCGGCTAGTGTATTCCATCAGTTCTGGGTGGTTAAAGTGAAACCAAACTCCTCTGCGTAGTCGGTTGCTCCGATCTCGCCCCAGACCTCCATGGTCTTGATGGTATCGTCCTCCAAATAGACGATTGATAAAGTACCTCCGATGAACTCGGCTTCTACTTTTTTGGCATTAAATAATGCCTCGTTGGTGATTTTGATTTGCATGTCTGATTGGTTTTGTTGTTAGACATGGCAAACATAAAACGACTTTTTGAATTGGCAATAACTTTTTTACAATTTTCTTCCAATTATTTTCAGAACCCCAGTGTTTACGGGCAATTCCTTATCTCTGGAAATTGTCAATTTGGTGAAATACTTACTTGTATCGTCCTTGCAACCGCCCCAATATCGGAAAGCATCGGCTCCAAACTTGATGGCCATGATGCAGTTGTCGTTGTCGTATCGGTAATTGTGGGTGAGGTGGATCTCGTATTCCGCCAAAACTACCTTTTTCTCCAATCCAAGCTGGGCGAGTAGGTGGTGCTTGATGATGTCTCCCTCCTTCTTACGGATAGCCCAATGCCTACCCGAGTAAAATTTGTTGAGTGATGGGATCTTTCCCAGTATCAGCTCATAGGAATGAATCTCCGAAGTTGCCGTGCAGGTCGTAGTGGTCTCCTTCATTGCCGTTAGACATTATTGCCCGCCAGCGTGATGCCTCCTTCTTTTCGGTATTTTCTTTCGTCTCTTGTAACGCTCTCTTGCTTGGGGTAGTCGCAGAATCCGAAGTGGTTGAGGAATGCATTGGTGTAGTCGTTTTTAGCTCTACCCTCCTCCACGGCTAGGTAGTATTTGCGTCTGCTGTTATCTGTTGGCATGTTGCAAAATTGTTCTAAAAAAAAATAAAAACAAAGTTGCGTAATTGGTTTTTTTGTTTATTTTACCAAAGTAAGTAGTATATAACTAGTTAAGTTAGTTATTTAAGTTATTAAGTTAGTTAAGTTAGTTAGTTAAGTAACTACGTAAGTAAAATTAAAAATAAAATAAAACCTGCTATTTAAGCCACGTTCTCCTATTCACCTATACCAACATACCACTTTTGGTATTAAATGCTTTAGAACGCACCTAAATGCCCTCTATCGCTTAATTAGGAGTGCAAATCCAAACACAACCATCGCAGCCACTATCAACTGCCAAAAAAAAGAACTCACGCCCCTCTCCCTTGTCTGGATCTTAACGGGCACATTCTTGGTGATTCGGATCGTGTCGGGTATGCACGTGGCACTTACTCGGATGGTGTCCCACCTGCGCACCAACTTCACACGAACCTTGTCATTCGTTACCGTGATGCTATCAATCTCCCGCAGGATCAGCGTATCGGTCAGCTTCCGCTCCTTCGTTACGATCACCGTATCGTATCGGTATCGCCAAACCTCTCCGCCTTTCTTCACGGCCTGCTTCAAATGCCACTCCGCACTGCATCCAGCCAATAGCAACAGCAAAACGATCGCTCTCACTTGAATGGCACGTATTTAGTGGCTCCCTTTTCACGCTTTGCACGAAGTGCTTGCCCTCGGTTCTTGCTCCGTGAGTATGAAACATGCACCCAATCGGGCTGCTCCTTGTCACCAAACTCCCAAATGAGTTGGTCAAATTCTACATTGTCTTTGATCCAATGGAACAACGCAGCATTGTCTTTGTGTACGCAGTCCGCTGCCTCTCCTTTCGTGTGCTGGCTTGTACGGCTACCACCCACGGCAGCGTTCACCCGTGCATTGCGGAACCCAGAAGTGACAATGATGATCCCCAGGGCTTCTCTCGCTGGCTGTAAGACGTTTTCTATCAACGCCTGGAGGTTTTCCTTCTGCTCTTGATTTGGCTCGTTGTGAATGCCCGTTTTGGTCACGCACAATTCTTTGATGGTAAAATTCATTTCGTTGTAACTTGTCTTATATGGCACTTATTGCAAGGCATCTATCCGCTAAATGGGACTTTATTATTTGTCCAGCTTTTTATCTCCATCCCGTGCCATCATCAGCGCAAAGCCGCCCATCAAAAAGGCGGAGAACTCCGATAGCGTTGCTTTCTCAAACCATACCAACCCACCCCCGAACATGATCAGCACCAATCCAAAGGCCGTGGTTTTCCAGTTGCGAAAGATCCGCTCAATCATTTGTTCCGCCTTACATCTCTAGCCCATCGCCACAACGTGTACGAAAGGGAAGCCAAAAGCACAATGATCCCCAGGATCTGATGGATTTGGGCGATCAATACTCCGCCCGTGGTCAACGACCATGTAGTAACTACGGCCTCCGTGCTATCTTGTTTCATTCCTCAATAGGGGCTGGGGGTTGGCAATAAGCGGCATCTGGGTTGGCAGCGCAGTATTCTTGAGCGTAAACTTCCTCCCAGCCAGCAAAGATGTGAATGCCACAAGGCGCAGGCCACACAACCGAATCAGCATAGGCGGCAAGCGGTTCGTTTTGCCAAAGGATGTCAACGGCATAGTTAGGACTCTCGCTTACACAGATGCGCTCTCCTTGCTCGTTTGTTTCCCATTGGGTGCAGATATGCCCAAGTTCTACAACGGCCACTACAAGCTCCGTATTCCACGTGGTCTCCGTGATGCCATCCAACGAGGTGGTGGTCTTTTCTATTGCTTTTTTGGCTGTTGCCCAATCAGCAAACTCGTACTTCAAAAATTCCATAGTAAGTAAATAAATAATCCGCCTAATAGTGTTGCAATCAAATCCTTGTAGTCAAATCCTCCGTATCTTATTTCGTCTATTAATTCCTTGCCTGCTGCTGCGACAAGAACGAGCAACATACTACCCGAAATAAGATAAAGCACCGCACCTCCTACGAAGTGCAGTACCTTATCAAACGAAGTCCAACTGCTCATAATGAAGTCAACTCCGCAAGTTGAGAATTCGTAAGACGGGTCTTAAATAGGAGGGCTTGATTTACTGCTCCAGCTGTAGTTACGTCTGAAACCGTGGTGGCCGAGGGAGAGCCAAGATTCAATCCCGTTAAACTTCCTATTGTAAAAGTTGCGGAGCTGGTAAATAATTGCGTGCCATCAATGTAAACCGCAATGGAGCCGCTTTTGTAAGCAATAGCCAATTTGTGCCTACCTATTGAAATTGCAGGGTACTGGTCAAAAATAACCGTATTAGAAGCCCTAACGTAAGCCCTTCCTCCAGTTGCTTCAGTCCCAATAAATATCCAGTTATTTGCTGAATTATCATTTATTGCAATCCAAAAAGCATCGGTTGCCGTTGATTGAGTGCGTACTATTTCAGCGTAAATAGTACCCTCCGTCTGCCCAATTAGCGAGCTAATGCCCGTCTTTGAGGCAGCATCGGCCACACGGGTAACACTTGCGGCAAGCGTTGGAATGTAAGAGGTGGCGTAGCTTCCTGCTTCCAGTTGTGCGCCCCAAGCTAAAACATTTGCATTGATAGATAAAGCGTTTAATGAGCTAATACCTACCTCCACTTGGTTAACTCCGCTTGCTGGAACAGTAAATGTAATGTCAAACCTTTTCCATTCAGTCGTAGATACCAACGAGCTTATATTTACAACTTGGAAATTTTCGTTTACCAAAGTGTTACTGTTGCCAGTTGATACCCGTAAAACTAACTGGCCATTGTAATTCTGTGAGGGTAATGCCTTTACATAAATGCTGTATGTGTACGCAGTTGAGGCCGTAACTGAAATACGTTGTAAAACATTACTTAATGGGCTTGTCAAGCTAATTGTATCTGCGCTAATAGTCCCGTCAGGGGCTGTACTTGTGTTTGCAGTTACAGACGCTACCGACCAGTTACCAAATAAATTAGATTGCCAAGCCGCATTATTTATCTGCTCCGAGTAAAGCGCAAGGTTCGTGCGCTGTGGTTCCAGCAACAGGCGAGGACAAGAACTACCTAAATAGTCAAGACGGGGTACGTTGCTAGCTACGGCCTCAATTAGACCGCTGGCATTTACCCGCGTTGCGGTGCTTGCCCGCGAAAATGAAAGCTGCCCGTCTGTGGTAAGCGGCTTTTGCGCGTAGATAGTGGAAGCCTTGTAACCCGAAGGAATTACTACCAGGCTCGCGAGGTCGTAGAATTGGCTCATAGCAGGGTTTGAATGGCATTAATAGTGCAAGTCCGCGCCTCTACTGTGCCGCTGTCTGCGATAACGTAAGCCTCGTAGGTGGCGAACAAAGAGCCGGCGTAATTGCCCGACGCTAAGGTAATTAAAAAGGTGGCGGTATTCATAAAGCGCAAGGGTTAAGTTCTACCGTACCGCCGTTACTAATAACGTAGGCATAGTATTGTAAGTTTTTAGGCAGTTCGTAGGCTATCATTAGTCGGAAGGTAATAGGTCGCCATCTATAAACTCGCGGTATGTAATACGGGTACTCCTTTCCTGCATAGATAGGTTAACCATTTTATAGTCCACCGCACCCCAGGTAAAGGTATGGTTATAGGTAAAGTTACCGTCTAGTTCAATTTCGTAATACTGTTGCGTCCGGTAAGCCTTGCGGGCTATCTGGTTAGCAACAATTTCCAAAAGCTGGTTTAACTGGTTATTCCATTTTACGTTAGCGTTGCCGTTTCCTGTAACGGTTGCCGCCGAGCTGTACCAACGGAAAGAGCCAGGTAGTACGGTAGCGTTGTTCTGCACTATGTCGGTTACGCTGGTTCCAAGCTCTAGCGTCTGCCCCAGCACGCGGCTGGTGTTATCGGCAATATAAGTAACGTAGTCCGGTGCGCCGTTTTTGTACTCAAAAGTAGCCTGCGCCGCAAAGGTTAGTCCGCCCACGTTACCGGTTCCCGTAACTGTAAAGAAAAACGGCTCCGACCCAATAGCGGGAAGGTTCTCCAGGTCGTAATTATTAATCGTTTGCGTTTCCTCAAATATCGCAGGGTCGGGTAAAGGATTCTCCGCCAAAAAGTTTACGACGTAGTCAATAGTAACCGGAGTAGTGCCCCAGGTGGTACCGTTGTAATAAAAGCCGTTGTATTTGTAGGTAAGCTTAAAAGTTATGGTGCGGTTGGTTGGTGGGTAGTTACCGGGCAAAGTGTAACGCGCTCGCAGTTCACCGTTAAAACGAATATCTGCGGTGCCGTCGCTTACCGGGTTTCCTATTTGTAGGTTATCGTAAGCTAGGAAGGTAGCGCCCTCGTTCCATATAAAAACGCTACCCACGTAAGGCGCAGTAATGCGTACCTCGGCGGCCGAAGGCTTGTAAAGCTCTAGGCCGTCGCTGTACACTACCACGGACTGCGTGTATGCCGGTGGCGTTATCCGCACTATAAAAGCCCCTCCGGTGTCATAATTGTTATACCAAGCCGGGGTTTTAATATGGCAGCTTCTAAATACTAGGCTTCCTTTGTCTTGGAAAAGCTGTAAGTTAAATGCCGTACAAATATCCTGTATAACTTGGCGGCTGCTTTTTGGCTCATTATTGGCAAATATCAAACCATCGCGGTAAGTTCCGGTAACGTACATACCGCCCTGGTTGGTAAAGCTTACTATATTGTTGGTAGGCTGGTAGTGCTCACTAATATAGAAGCCGTCCTCAAATAGGTAAATAAGCTCGCAAAAGGTAAATACCTTGGCTATGGTGCTGGTAAAGTTCTTTACTTCCTGTACGGTAAAGTAGTCCGCCTTTTTGTCTAGGAATTGGAAGCCGTCGGTAGCTGTTATTTTTACGAAGCGCTTGCCGTTGGTTACCTCAATTTCGCCAAGGTCGGGAGTAATAAAGCCACGCCAAACCACGTTAATACCTTCGTGTACCTCCAGCACCCAGTCGGGAGTAGAGGTAAAAAAAATGGTGCGGAAGTCGCTATAATCTGGAGCGTTGCCTATGGGAAAGAAAGACGCGGAGCAACTGCTAGGTACTATTCCTGGCAGTACGTTATCCTGTGGGCTGTAGTCAATAGACCAGTCCGCAACGCCAATTTCCAAGGGCGGCGTAAAGTCAAAGCCCTGGTAAGTTGTGCCTAGGTCAAATATCTTAAAGTCGTACCTGGCCGTCTTTGCGTAAAATACTAGCGTTTTAGCCACCCCCGCGTTGGTAATTAGTTCCGCTTCTTACGGTAGACAAAAGTAAGTCCTGCCCGCTTACGCGTCCGGTAAAGTTAAGGCCTCCATCCACACTACCAGTTAACGGATTAAAGGTACTGCCGGTTAAGCCGGGTAGACCCATTTGGCCGCCCACTACCTTAAAGATATTACCAAGGCTTACGCCTGCCCCTATGCCCATACTTTTAAGGATAACGGAAAGAGCCAAGGCTGCGCCTGCCGTTGCTGCTAATTGCAAAGCCATCTTTTTAAGGCCGTCTAATAGCACTTTGAAAAAGTCCTCTCCGTTGGTAAGGGCTGCGCTAAAAGATTGCTGTAATACGTTGCCAATGGTGCCAGCAACGGCGTTAATTACTCCGTTAAGGTTTTGGTATTGCGTTACCACGTCCACAATACCGGGTATGGTTTCCTCTACCGTATCGGTCCAGGTGTTTGCAAAGTCCTCCAGCGCGGTCGTGTCTAGGGCATCGGCCATACGTTCGCCGTAGGTAAACCAGTAGTCAGAGCCAGCAAATAACTCGGCGTTTACTTCCTCTAAATAGTCGGGAGCCGTTTCGTTAAAGGCTAGCAATTCCCTTACCGAATCATTGTAACGCTCCAGGTCTTGGATTGTGCTTTTAATAGCCTTGCCCTGGTCTGCGATTGCCGCGGTAGTTTTCTGGATAGGTGTTTCTTCCTTTTGCGGAAAAGCCTGTTTATAGAGCTCGGCATAGTTCGGCGCCTTGCTCATTGTGGCGCCTCCGGTAGTACCTAGCAACCCGGTAGTAAGGTCTGCCAGGCCCTTTAATCCTAAACCTGGTAAATTGTAAACGTCAATAGCAAAGTCACGGATTTCCTTCAGCTCCTTTTTAATCCATCGCAGGGAGGTTACAACGGCCGGAGCAATAGCTCTACCAAAGTCCGCTTTAAAGTCCTCCCATTCGGTAGCGAATTGGCTCACCTCTTCGGTAGCGCTTAGGGTGCTGGTTCCCATTTTGGCCAGTTCCTCCTTAGCGATTGCCGCCACGGCCTTGGTGACGTCGCCAATGGTTGCCGCTTCAGCGCTTACTCCGCCTAGGCGTTCCTTTAATTGGATGGCAGAAATTCCAAGGTTGTCCAGGATTAGCGGGCTCTTACGTCCAATACCGGTTACAATAGAGTTTGTAAGGTAGTCTACTTCCTGGCCAGTTTCCCGGGCGCGAGCCTGGGCAAAAGCAAATAAATCGGCCAGCTCTTCAATAGGTATACCAAAGTTACCGGCCTGGATGGCTTGCTGCAGTAGCTTCACCTCCGATACCATTCCCTTGGTGGACGCTTTTAGCTTCTCCAGGTCTGCGGCATTGCCAAACCGCTGAAAACCTTGCTCCGCCGCTGCTAGCTGGTCGCCGAGCTTTACGGCTTCCATCGTAAAGTCCTGGATTACTCCGACGGCAAAGGTTGCGCCAATGAAGCCGCCTAGGTTTTGTATGTTCTTGGAAAAGCCCTGGAGGTCGCGGTCTAGATTACGGATACCATTGCGAAACTCCCGGGTATCTAGCCCGAGTAAAAGCCTGCTAATTATTTGGTCCGCCATCTGTTTCTTTTGCTATCTTAAAAAGCTCACGAATACCGGAGCTGTATTTTTCGTCGTCAAACCTGAAAAAGTCGGTAGGCTTTAAACCCGACCGCTTTGCGTTTCCGCTAAAGTTAGCTACCACGGTAGCCAGCCATCGCGTGCGCTTCCATTCGTCCTTTTCGCCCTCTGTGTAAGCTTCTAGTACCGCCTCCACTTGTTCGCCTGTAAGGCTTAAAGCATCGGCTTTATTTAGACCTACGCGCCCGAGTAGGAGGCCCAGTAATTTTACTGGACCTCCGTCGGGAAAAAAGGGGCGTTGAGTAACGCCGGGAGCTCGTGCATTTGGGTAGCGCCAATTTCAAGTTTAAACGCGTCAAACGTCGGACGTTCTGCTTTATCCCAATACCTTTGAGAGTAAATAAGAGCCACCGTATCGGCCAAGCCCAAGCCTTCGCTCAGGTCTGCCATTCGTTTGCCTGTCAATTCCTCAAACATTAGCGCCGCTCCCAGCGTAAACTTTAAGCCCTTTTCCATTAGATAGTTGATTTCAGCAAAGCATTAGAGCCTTGCAAGTTGAAAGTAAAGGTACCGTTATCTTTGTCCGGCTGTGAGCTGGAGAAAGAAATAAGCACGGCGGTACCGTCTAGCTTGGATTCTCCAGTAACCGGAGTAACCGTACCAGCGGCGCAAGGGGCCAAACGTACCCAAACGGTAGTACCTACCAAGTCGTACAGTTCGTCCGGGTTCCACTTGCTAGCGTCGTCGTCGCCAAAGATAGCGGTACCCGTAGCAGTCCAGCTTTTAGCGTTCTGCGTGAAGGTGCGCCAAACTGCGTTATCCTTGCTAGTAGTTTCCCGGGTGTCGCTTGTAATTTCAAAGCTGCACTCCGTTTCATTGGCTAGACCTTTGTAGGTCGTGCCGTCGGTGCTCAATAGTACGCGAAATTCGGTACCTGAATTGGTTGCCATAGTTAGGTAGTTTTAATTGTAAAAGTAAAGTCAGCGGCCAGTATAACGGTTTCTTCGTCCTGGTTGTAAAGCGTTTGTAGGTTTGTCATC